GGTGTTTCTTGTGATTGCGTCATAACAGAGTGTTATGTGTACGAGCTTGAGTAGCTATGTTTTAACACTTGGTAGGATCCAGTTAACTAGGTTTACTACATCTTATCGTATTGTAATTACACCGTTTAAGAGAAATTTATGACAACAAAGAATACAATAACAAGGTATAAGGAGTTACCTTATGTTCAAAGATAATAAAAATGGTTGGATTACGGTAGGATTAATCTACGAACTTGCCAACTACAATACTAAGTATGCAAAGTTTACGTTAGATGAGAGTGACAAGGAAATAGATGGTGTTAAGCTAAAGAGCTTACGTAAACTATTCTTGTCATTCCCTGACCCTACAGAGTATGCTTTTGCTACAACAGTGTTAGGCGGTTGGACACACTGGGAGGCTCTAAAGAAGTCTGAGAAGTTCCAACCATATTACGAGTCTATGAGAGAAGAATTAGATGTACGTCTTCAATCCATTGGCTTTCAATCGTTATACGAGAAAGCACAAGAGGGTGACTACAATTCATCTAAACTTCTCTTGAAGAAGGAATGGGAGACTAAGCGCAAAGCTGGCGCTCCTTCCAACATAGAGAAGAAAGGTTTACGTAAAGAAGCCTCTCAAGCATGGAGCAAACAAGTCTCAGATCTTGAGAAAGTGCGTTTGGCACGTAAATCATAGGGAAGCATAATGGGTAAACTATCGACAAGAGACGAGATCAAGCTGCTGGCGGAAGAGGATCTATATACCTTTGCGGTACTTACTCACCCTAAACGCTTGTATGGTGAACTTCATAAGGAAGTATTCCGTTGGTTGCAAGGTATAGAGACACCGAACCAACTACTTCTGCTCCCACGAGCACATATGAAAAGTCATTGTATAGCCGTATGGTGTGCATGGTGGGTTACTAAATTCCCAGACACAACCATATTGTACATCTCAGCAACAGCAGAGTTAGCTGAGAGTCAGTTATATGCGATTAAGAACATTCTAACAAGTGACATCTATGACACCTACTGGCCTGAAATGATTTGTCCAGAAGAAGGCAAACGTGAGAAGTGGTCTACTACAGCTATTGCAGTGGATCACCCTTTACGTAAGGCAGAAGGTATTCGAGATTTCACAATCAAGACCGCTGGTATAACAACGAACACAACGGGGTGGCACGCAGATGTGATCGTCCCAGATGACGTTGTTGTTCCCGACAATGCCTACACTGAGGATGGGAGAAGGAAGGTAGCAGGGGCAATGTCCCAAATGGCCTCGATACTCAACACTGGTGGAATCATTAAGGCGTGTGGTACTCGCTACCACCCAGCGGACCAATATGATGAATGGATGAAACAGAAGGTTCCTGTATGGGACGATGAGACAGATGACATTATCGACGAACTCCCTATATGGGATGTCCTAGAAAAGGTAGTCGAGGTAAATGGAGAGTTCATTTGGCCTCGTGGTTCAAGAGACGATGGTAAGAAGTTCGGGTTTGACAGGAAAGAGTTAGCCCGTATCTCTGCAATGTACTCTGACAGAACTCAGTTCTTTGCCCAATACTACAATGATCCTAATGATCCAGAGAGTAACAGGCTAGATCATTCACGATTCACATATTATGACCGTAAGCACATTGAACAGAATGGCGGTCAATGGTCCTATAGGGGTAAGCGATTAAATGTATATGCCGGTATCGACTTCGCATTTACCGTTAATAAACATTCCGATTACACAGCTATCGTTGTTATTGGAATGGACAGCGATGGTTACATTTATGTTCTTGACATAGAAAGATTTAAGACAGATAAGATAGCTGTTTACTTCGACAAGGTTGCAGAGATGCACAGCAAGTGGGAGTTTAGAAAGCTACGGGCAGAGGTTAGTGTAGCACAGGGATTGATTGCTAACGACTTGAAAGATAAGATACGAGAGGAAGGGATGTCACTCTCTATCGACGAGCATCGACCTAATAGACAGCAAGGTAAGAAAGAAGAACGTATTGCTGCTGTATTAGAACCTCGATATGAAAACCTAACTATCCTGCACTACCGAGGTGGATATATTCCAGCTCTTGAAGAAGAATTAGTTCTTTCACGACCAAAACACGACGATATAAAGGATTGTCTTGCATCGGTAGTAGAGATAGCTAAGAAGCCCAGAAGATCTGGTGATCTAAACGAACAGAATAATGTTATTCAATTCAACAGCCGCTTCGGTGGCGTATCATTTGTATAGGTATGTAAATGGCTACAAAAAGACTTAGAGAAGCTAGTAGGCAAGCGAACGCAAATCCTAAGTATAAAGACAAAGGTAAGAACGACGCTAGTGACAAGAACGCTACAGAAAAGCGTGTTGCTAAACGTAATGCTAAGATTGAAAAGATGGACGGTAAGAAGTCCAGTACAG